CAGACGGTCAGTTTCACGGAAGTTACCAAGCGTGGAAAGCGGCCCGCAAAGCTGGTCGAATTCGATAGTTTTTATTTTTAAGGAAAAATCATGGCAAATAATTTGCTAACTATTTCCAAGATCACCAACGAAGCGCTGATGGTCTTGGAGAATGAACTTACGTTCACTTCGGAAGTTGATCGCAACTATGATGACCAGTTCGCGGTTGTCGGTGCAAAGATTGGTAACACAGTCAATGTCCGTAAACCTGGTCGTTTCATTGGTACTACCGGCCCAGCCTTGAACGTTGAAGATTTCAACGAAACAAGCGTGCCTGTTACCATTTCGACTCAGTTCCACGTTGATACCCAATTCACCACTCAAGACTTGGCTCTGTCGTTGGATATGTTCTCTGACCGTGTGCTAAAGCCCGCTGTTGCTGCAATCGCTAATAAGATTGACCGCGATGGTATGGTTATGGCTAACGGCAATACCGCCAATATCGTCGGTACTGCTGGTACGCCTCCCACTGGTCTGATTACTTATCTAACCGCTGGCGCTTACCTTGACAGCGAGGGTGCTCCCCGTGATGGTCGCCGTTCGGTGATTATTGAGCCGTTTACCTCTGCAACTATCGTTGACAGCCTCAAGGGTCTATTTGTACCCCAAGAAGCTATCGGCGAACAGTATCGCAAGGGCTTGATGGGTCGTGATTCCGCTGGCGTTAACTGGAAACTAGACCAGAACGTTGTAAGCCAAACCTTTGGTTCGTGGAGCGCAAACACCATTGCAATCAACGTAACAACGGCTACTGGCTTCCTGTCCTCTGGTTGGGCTTACAGCAGCACCGTGTCTATGACTGGTTCGGCAGCATCGACTCTGAATGCTGGCGATACTTTCACCATTCCTGGTGTGTACGCTGTCAACCCACAGAATCGTCAATCGTATGGCAAATTGCGTAACTTCGTAGTTCTGTCCACCACGACTGTCGGCACTGGCGCTACTAACGTAACGATTTCTCCCGCAGTTATTACTGCTGGTCAATTCCAAAACGTTAGCGTTACTTCTAGCGGTTCGCAAAACATTACGGCGTTTAACAACACCGGCGTGGCCTCCCCGCAAAACATTATGATGCACCGCAATGCGTTCACGCTTGCAGTCGCTGACTTGGAATTGCCTGATGGCGTTCACTTTGCTGGTCGTGCAAGCGATAAGGAAATCGGTCTGTCTATGCGTGTTGTGCGTCAGTACACCATCAACAACGACTCAATTCCTACCCGTCTTGATGTCTTGTATGGCTGGGCGCCCCTCTACCCTGAGTTGGCCTGCCGTATTGCAGCTTAATCAATAAAGGAACTTATCATGGCAAATCCAGGCCCAGCAACGACAGTATCGTCGCATCCCCAAGGTATCACCACTACTCAGGCTCTGCGTCTGTTGACTGTGTACAAAGGTGTATCCGTTACCGCAGTTGGCGAAACAGTATTGCCTATCATCAATAGCACCAGCTATTCGGTGAAAGACATTGTTATCACCAATGCCAACAATGCAGGCACATCCATCGACGCTTCTGCAACGGTGTTTACCCTGTATACCGGCCCTGCTGGTGCTGGTACGGGCATCAAGACCACCACAACCTTGACTTCTAATACAAGCGCAAGCGTTGTGAATGATCTGTCGCCCACTACCACCGCCGCACAAACGGCTCAAAACTTGTATTTCCGCGTGACTACTGCTTCCAGCAATGCTGGAACTGTGGACGTGTATGTTTACGGTTTTGACTTTAGCTAAACGCTAAATAATGGAAAAAGCCACTTCTTAACAGGGGTGGCTTTTTTTCATTTACGATTACAATCACTTACCTTTTCAAAGGAAAAATCATGGCAAATTCTCAAGCAATTGGCGCAGCATATCTTGACCAAGATATCATTGATGCCAACTATTCTCTAGTAAATTCTGTAACAGGCCAAATAGGGTACACCACTGGTAGCCCTACTACTGCCGTTTCTTCTGTCACTCAGGCGACTAGCAAATCTACTGGCGTAACAATCAATGCAGCAGCAGGCCAAATTGTGACAAGCAATGCGTCACTTGCAGCGGCGGCTGAAGTTGCGTTTGTAGTGACAAATAGCGCAGTTAGTGCATACGACATTCCTGTTATTGCATTGGCCTCTGGCGCTGCTACTGCGGGCACTTACTTGCTTTCTATTGCGGCGGTTGCCAATGGTTCATTTACCGTTGTGATTTCCAACGCAAGTACAGGCTCTTTAAGTGAAGCCTTGACTATTAATTTTGGCATCGTTCACGTTGCCCAACTTTAATCATGGCTAATACGACTGTCCTACGGGTAGTTGGTAAAACAACTGCTATTTCTGTGACAGCATCATCTACTACGGCAACCATTGTTGAAGACCAAACGAACGACCAAGTTAACTTTGCTTCGTTCTTAAACACCGGCGCTGTCGCCGTTGCGGTCAAAATGGGGGATGCTAACGTAGGGGCTGCTGTGTTGCCGGTGTCTGGTACGCCTGGCGACTTTCTGCTTCCAGCGGCAATGACTTTTCCCATTGTTCTGGCTTGCCCAACTGTGCCTTTTTATGTTCGCATGATTGGTGCAGCGGCTGGCCCTTCATTGGTTTATGTAACCCCTGTCGGCGATCAAAGCTAATATGTCTGACCCTGCTAAAACGATAGACCAAAACATCTTGCCTGTACAGGCATTGTTTAATCTGGATAATACGTTCCAGACGTTTATCGGGCAGGGTCAGCCATTTACGGCAACAATTTCACCAGACCAATCAGGTTTACACATTACAAATAGCACGATTGACAGCAGCACAATCGGCGCTACAACCCCGTCAACGGGCGTTTTTACTAACATTGCAACAACCACCGGCACGGTTTCAACCACGGCATCGGGCGCAACGGACTTAGTAAACAAAGCCTATGTGGACATGACCGTCCAAGGCTATCAAATAAAAGTTGAGTGTCAGGTAACAACAACCGTAAACATTACGCTTTCTGGCCTGCAAACCATTGATGGTTACACGACCTTAGTAGGTGATAGGGTATTGGTAAAAAACCAAACCAATCAAACGGAAAACGGCATTTATGTTGCGGCTACAGGCGCTTGGGCTAGATCGTCAGACGCAAACACTTACGCTTCGCTTGTATCTGCGTTTACCTTTATCCAAAATGGTTCAACGCAGCAAAATTCAGGTTGGGCGTGTACTATCCCCACAAGCGGCACGTTAGGCGTTACCAATATCACATGGGCGCAACTTGCCAGCGCATCTGCTTATTTTGCGGGAACGGGTCTAAGCCTTGCAAGTTACACGTTTAGCATTGCTAATACTGGAGTTAGTGCGGCTTCTTATGGCACTTCCTCAAGTGTTCCAACACTAGCGATAAACGCCCAAGGGCAAGTAACTAGCGCATCAAACACGGCAATTGCAATTGCAAACACGCAAGTTTCGGGGCTGGGCACAATGTCCACCCAAAACGCAAACAATGTAGCAATTACGGGCGGCTCAATCACAGGAACGCCGATTAGCGGCTCTACGGTTGATGGCAGCACTATCACCGCAGCAACTCAATTTAGCGGCCCTGGCACTGGTTTAACGGGCACTGCAAGCGGTTTATCCATTGGTGGGAATGCGGCTACCGCGACTTCGGCTACCACGGCAAGCTCTGCAACTACCGCAACCACGGCAACAAACCTTGCAGGCGGCGCTGCTGGCTCACTTCCTTATCAATCTGCATCGGCTACGACTGCAATGTTGGGCATCGGCTCGGCGGGACAAGTCTTAACTGTTTCTTCGGGTTTACCCGCATGGTCATCTGTTTCTGGCGTAGCGGTTACAAGTTTTAGCGCAGGAACTACAGGGTTTACACCTAGTTCGGCTACAAATGGCGCAATTACGCTGGCTGGCACGTTAAACACCGGCAATGGCGGTACGGGACTGACCACATTTACTTCTGGCGGCGCGGTTTACGCTACGTCAACTTCGGCGTTAACCACCGGCACTTTGCCTGTCGCATCGGGCGGCACGGGCGTAACAAGCAGCACCGGCACAGGTTCGGTTGTACTTTCTACCAGCCCCACATTGGTAACGCCTGTTTTAGGCACTCCAACTTCTGTAACGCTGACAAACGGCACGGGTTTACCCTTAACAACCGGCGTAACGGGTACGCTACCAATTGCGAACGGGGGAACAAATGGTACAGCGACTCCGACTGCTGGCACGGTTGCGTATGGCACGGGTACGGCTTATGCGTTTACTGCGGCGGGTACTTCTGGGCAAGTCTTAACGTCTAACGCTTCGGGTGCACCGACTTGGACAACGCCTACTTCCGCGATTACGATTACGGACGATACGACTACCGTTACGACCCGTTATCCTTTATTTGCTTCTGTCACTAGCGGGACTTTATCGACCGAGTACACAAGTTCAACGAAATATCAATACGTTCCGTCCACGGGAACATTGTCGGCAACGGTGTTTAGCGGTTCTGGCGCAAGCCTGACAAACATCCCTAATGGGGCGCTGACTAACTCCAGCATAACAATCGGCTCAACTGCGGTTAGCCTGGGCGGGACTGCAACAACCATTGCTGGCCTAACTTCGGTCACTTCTACGACTTTTGTGGGCGCTTTGACGGGTAATGCGTCTACGGCGACATCGGCTACAACGGCTACCACGGCAGGAAATGTAAGCGGCACAGTAGCAATCGCCAATGGCGGCACAGGGCAAACAACGGCTTCTACGGCTTTTAACGCGCTTTCTCCTGTAACGTCTACAGGCGATTTAATTATTGGCACAGGCGTAAATAGTGCGGGTCGCCTTCCAATTGGCACAAACGGTTACGTCCTGACTTCTAACGGAACTACGGCATCTTGGGCGGCAGCATCAGGTGGTGTAACTCAAATCATTGCGGGTACAAACGTTACCATTTCACCGGCTGGCGGCACAGGCGCGGTTACGATTAATGCGTCTGGTGGTGCAAGCGCTTACACTCGAACAACCTTTACCGCTACGGCAGGACAAACGGCTTTTACGGTAACTTATGCGGTTGGCTACCTTCAAATTTACGTTAACGGCGTGTTGTTAACCGGCTCTGATTACACAGCCACAAGCGGAACAGGGTTTACCTTAAGCGTGGCTTGCGCGGTAGGTGACATTGTGGAAGCATTGGTAATCACCACTTCGGTGACAGGCGTAACAACCGGCAAGAGTATCGCAATGAGCATGATATTTGGGTATTAGTGACCAAATGGTACAATGTGGTTTTTGGAGTATAAAACCATGTGGACAGATGAACAAAGGAAATTAGCAAGTGAAAGAGCAAAAGCAAGATGGGCAGACCCAGATTACAAAGTCAGTCAAAAGAAGGCGCTTCTTAAGCCTCCAAAATGCCCAAAATGCGGTGAATCAAACATTGAAAATTTTTATGTAGATGAAAATGGGTTAAGGACAAACAAAAATTGCAGGGAATGTCACAAAAAAGATTGCAAAGAGCGTTGGCATAAAAGAACATGGCTTGATCGTTGGGCTTCAAGAAATTACAAATACGGCGTAACAAAAGAATTTTTAATTGATATTTATGAAAAACATCAAGGAAAATGTGCAATTTGCAATGAAGTGCCGACATCTGAAAGAGGGTTGCACATTGACTATTGCCACAAAACAGGCGCAATTCGTGGATTGTTATGTCACGGTTGCAATACAGGAATTGGCGCTTTAAAAGAAAGCTCTGAAATCATGTTAAAAGCAATTGAGTATTTAAAATGATCTTCGGATATTGAGGTTAAAAAATGGCAAATCCAAATATCGTCAACGTAACATCCATTTACGGAAATACGTCTTATTTAATCCCAAGCACCACATCGGCTACAACCTGGACTGCGTTAACTCCTGCTGCGGGCACTGTTAACAAGATTGACAACATTGTTGCTGCAAACGTAACTGGGTCGGCTGCAACCGTAACAGTGGCAATTAATAGCGCGGCTGCTGGAGCAGGAACAAACTACCGTCTTGTGTACCAAGTGTCTGTGCCGGTAAACGCCTCTATTGTTGTTGCAGATAAAAGCACGGCGTTTTATCTTGGTGAAGCACAGTCAATTGTGGTGACTGTTGGTACTGCTTCCGCGATTGAATTAACCGCATCTTATGAGGCTATTACCTAATGTCCACTAGGTACAAAGGCTCAATTATGGCTGCTACGGCGGCTACTAATACTTCGTCTGCGGCTGCTGGAATTTGGCGTTCTAATGAAGTGATGCAAGCACTCCAAGCGGGAGCTTGGCCTAAACCCGGTGTTTCTGTAGATTATTTAGTTGTAGCTGGCGGTGGAGGTGGTGGTTATCAACCTACCGCTGCTTGGTCAGCAGGTGGTGGTGGTGCTGGAGGATTACTAACAGCAACAAATCTTAGTTTGTTAGGTGGAACAACTTACACAATTACCGTAGGTGGAAGTGGTGGAGGTGCAGCAAGTGTTGTTACGGGAACTTCGGGCGGTAATTCAGTAATTTCTGGAACAGGAATAACAACAATAACCGCATTTGGCGGCGGCGGTGGAGCGTCAAATACTGCTAGTGCTAGTTCTAATACTACTCCTGGCGCTGGAGGCTCAGGAGGAGGTGGAGCTTCTTCTGTGGCTCAAAGTGGTGGCGCAGGAACTTCTGGTCAAGGTAATAACGGCGGTGCATCAGCTTATACGGGCGGTGGTGGTAGTTCGGGCGGTGGAGGTGGTGCTGGTGCTGTAGGAACAAGCGGAGTAGGTACAACAGCAGCATCGGGTGGTATTGGATTGTCTAGCACATACACGGTATCTTTTGTTGGTACAGCAAGTACAGCGTCAACAACATTATTAACAATCACTGCTGTAACTGCTGGCGTTATTGGAATTGGCACTAGAGTAACTGGCTCAAATATCCCAGCCGGTACATATATAACGGCTTTAGGCACTGGCACAGGCGGTGCTGGCACTTACACAATGAATGCTGCTGCAACTTCAACGGCAGTTGGAGTAGCAATAACAAGTGCTGGCGTTTATTATGCTGGCGGTGGTGGAGGTGGAGTTTATAACGGTGCTGGCGGCGCTGGCGGTGCTGGTGGAGGTGGAGCAGGAGGTGTATCTAGCCGAAACGGAGGATTTGGTACTACAAACACCGGCGGCGGTGGTGGTGGTGCAAGTGGCGTTGTTAGTGGAACAGCAACAGGTGGCAATGGTGGTTCTGGAATTGTAATTATTCG